GTCGAAGTTTTCGCGATGCTATGACCCAATCTAGACTACGTCAGGAGTCTTTCTTCGATGGCACCACCGGCATCGTGACATAGTTCTCGTACGCGCTCCCTGCGTCGGACGCCACACATTCTTTTAGCGCGAGAAGAGTTCCCCCTGGGCCACTAGGTTTTCAGCCTGGTGACCACTACGTAGCTGATGTGCCCCAGATTCGGAGCAGGGACCAACATACTTGGCGGAGGAGAGATCCTCACTATCGCTTGCTTATCAGCATGTGACGTCAAACGCCCCGCGACGATACCGTTAGGCACCATGGGACGCCAAGAGACCGATGTAAATTAACCATCAACTTGTGGGAAACAGAAATTCTGCTCCCTAATGGCACGCATCTCTCTTATGGACATGTATTCGTCTGGAACGAATTGCATGTCCACCTCCTTTCTTCCGTACGCATAATCGTCAAACTTTAACGATTTCAGCTTAGAAACGAAGCTAAGCCGAGACCAAGGCTTTACAACCTTGTATGCGTACGTCCTACGTACCTCGCCCACGCTAGGCGAATATACGTCCCTTTTCCTCCCTCCATCCCGACCGTGTGACCACTGCCAAGCAGTAAAAGCCATCCGTTCGTCGGGATCCAAAGCCCTTCGTAGGCCAAGGACTCCTTCACTCTTCTCCTGAGAAGGGGCGAGTGGTAATGGTGTATGACACCTATGCCACATCTCCCGGCCCCTGCTGAAAGCAGGGTACGACTTAGGATGAAGAGAAAGCTGTGAAGGGAGGAAGCCCCATTTCTTTCCGATCCGAGAATGGACGAACGCGTCCGTCCACTCGCGGGAGCCTCGAACTGCGCTTGCAATGTGAAGCATCCCTTTAAAATCGGTCTGAAATCCTCCTCTCCTCAAGTGGCGTACCTCGCGCCACTTACCACCGCCGCTCAGAAAAGCAGTCGAGTTGACCTCGGCTACAACTTCGCTTCGAATCGTCTTCTTGTCATTAAGCTTCCATCCGGAAGGATAAGACTCAGCCGATACGTAAGCATCTGAGCTTACCAAACAGTCATCCCCGTTTACTAGATAAGTGGCCTTATGGCCCCTCATCGCCCAACGGGCTGCAAGGTAAGACTGCAGACAGAGCAGCGGAAAGGAAAGGTAGGCCCCCATCATCTGTCCGTGGGTCACTTCGCCCTCGATCACGCCGTTCACCGTTACTAACGGCCTGAGGGACAAGTGAGCAAGCTCACGAATACCACCAGGAACGTGTTCACACTTACTAAGAAGTGACGCGAGGATAGCCTCTGTGGACTCGAGGGACAAGTTATCAGTAGCACTGACGAGGTCAATGCTAGTCTGATACTTGTACCTACAAACAGATGAAATCTTCTCCGACGTCGGCGGTCCGACAAGGCACCAAGATTGCTTGGAAAGGTGCTTATAAAGCATCTTGTGCAAAGGAGCAAGGTAATCAATGGCCTTATCATAAATGATAAGAGGCCTGACTTTCCCTGCGCTAAGCACTTCCTTGTACCGCGCTTGAAACGGTATCCCTGTGACGAAGGGACCGCTTAAGCATTGACCGACGTAGGACTTCCATTCGCCCATCCAGGCATGATCGGCCCTCTGATCAGAGAACCTAGCCGTGGCATTGGGGACATGAGAATACACAAATTTCTCATAGTCACGGTCCCAACCGAATGGAAACATCCTGCGTACCTCTCTACGTAAAAACGAGAGGTACTCCGGAGAAGAAGGGGGGGGGTTAGAGAATGCTGACGCTTTCCATGCGTCAGCACAGGAAGGGGTGTGGAAACGACAACCTTGAGGAAGGTTGCGCTTAATAGAAGCGACGGAGTGAGCAAACTCCCATCGCGCTCGTTTCCCCATCCGCGACAAAGTCAGAAACCCTGATGAATCCCGAGCCGTAGATTGACGTCTCGGGAAAGCAACAGAGGCCCTTTTCTGACCCTGAAGAAGAAGAAAAGAGAGATAGCGATTTAAATCAGACGGCTCAAGATCCGGGCATTCACTATAGGGTAACCTAAAGCGAATCCGAATAAGTCTTAAGCCGTTGACAACGGTCTCTCTT